TCCCAAAAGATACTTCGATGACATTGACTGTGTTATCGGTGATGAAGCACATCTATTTAAGTCAAAGAGTCTGACAGGCATCATGACCAAGCTACACAACGCTAAGTACCGCTTTGGGTTCACAGGTACACTAGATGGTAGCAAGACTCATAAGTGGGTATTAGAGGGTCTCTTTGGTTCTTGTGAGAAAGTTACTAAGACTGATGATCTAATCAAGAAAGGATATCTATCTAACTTACGTATCAAAATTCTTATGTGTAAGCATGAGTATCAATACTTTGAGGACTACCATGCAGAGATGGAGTATCTTGTTACATGTAAAAAAAGAAACAACCTCATCAAGAATCTAGTTAAAGATATAGATGGCAATACATTGGTTCTATTCAACTATGTCGAGAAACATGGTGAACCATTGTATGAGATGATAAATAATGTGGTAGCGGACGATAGAAAAGTATTCTTCGTCCATGGTTCAGTTGACGTTGACTCAAGAGAAGAAGTGCGTCAGATTGCTGAAACAGAAAACAACGCAGTGATTATTGCTTCTTACGGAACTTTCTCCACAGGCATTAACATTAAACGTTTACACAATATTATCTTCGCATCACCTTCTAAATCTAGAGTTCGTAATCTACAATCAATTGGTAGAGTCTTGAGGAAGGGAGAAGGAAAAACCATAGCAACACTTTATGATATTGCTGATGACATCTCTAACGAAACAAGATCTAATTACACTTTAAGACATCTATACGAAAGAGTGAAGATCTATCAAGAAGAGAATTTCAAATATGAAAAAGTAAAAATAGATCTAAGAAAATAATATGGAAGAAGAATTCTATTCAACTATAAAATTATCTACTGGTGAAGAACTTATTGCAAAGGTATGTTATTTACCTGAAGAAGATTCTTTACTAGTAGAAAATCCAATGATAGTTGAAACTCATACTTCAAAAAAGAATGGTAAACGTGTAGAAGGATTTGTCTTAAAGGAATGGTTACATTCATCTTATGATGACATGTTTGTATTAAAGATGAATCAAATAGTTACTATGAGTGAATTGGATGAAAGAATCAAAAAATTCTATCTAGGTAATCTAGAAGATGATAAAGGTGAAGTTAGTGTAGAACCTAATAAACTTAAAAACAATGGTTACGTAGGTTCAGTAGAGGAAGTCAAGAAGAATCTTGAATCTCTATTCAAGAGAAGCTAATAGATACAGTTATCTTTTGAACCCTTAACAGAGTCATCCTACTGAGGTTCTGAGGATTTGTCAAGCCCCCTTGACAGATTGTTTGCAATCACCTATAATAGATGCAAGGAAACAAGTAAAAGCATGACCAGAACTAAGAACAAAGAATACTACGTCAACAACAAAGAGTTTCTGGCTGCTATCACTGAGTACCGTAGACTGGTACATAAAGCACTAGAGGATGGTAAAGACCGACCGCGTGTTACCAACTACATTGGAGAGTGCTTTCTTAAGATCGCTACACACCTCTCGTACAAACCAAATTTTGTTAACTACATGTTTCGTGAGGACATGATCTGCGATGGTATCGAGAACTGCCTACAGTACATCGATAACTTCGACCCAGAGAAGAGTTCTAATCCTTTTGCATACTTCACCCAGATTATCTACTACGCCTTCCTGAGACGCATACAGAAGGAGAAGAAGCAACTGGAGATTAAGCAGCGTGTTCTTGAGAAGTCAGGTTATCAGGAAGTCATGTATACCGAACGCTATGAGGGTGATATGGCAGGTATGAACGCATCGTATTCTGACATGGGTAGCATCAAAGAAAATATTGAAACAAGAATGAATCGATGAAATCTACATTAGCAACTAGTCTAGGTCCTAATCCTACAATTGAAAAAAATATTCCTGATGATCAAGTCTGGATTGATGACGTTTTCTATGTCAAGAAAACTATGTTTGGTCTTTACACTAGTGTATTGAAAAATCCTCTTGGTGCTAATTTTATTACTGGTGCTACTGAGGAAGGAGTTATTAAGATGACTAGATGGCATCTTAAGTGTCTGCAAGATGGCACACTTGATGATTATACGTATGTTACTTCTGTTGCTATGGGTGTCAAACTTTGAAAATTGCATTAATTACTGACCAGCATCTAGACGGACGCAAGGGTTCTTTGGCATTCTGGACTTACTTTCAGAAGTTCTATGACGATGTATTTTTTCCAACGCTTGAGAAAGAGGGTATCACCACGATCATTGATCTTGGCGACACATTTGATAACAGAAAGTCTATGGATTATAATGTATGTAATCGAGTTACGACTAATTATTTCGATAGACTAAAGAACTATAAAGTACACATGTTGCTTGGCAATCATTGTGTTTACTATAAAAATACAAACAAAATTAACTCACCTGAGTTGCTGCTCAAGCAATACGATAACATTACCATCTATTCTGAACCCAAGCATCTGAAACTTGGCAGTAAGAAATTCTTGATGCTTCCTTGGATTAATAAAGAAAATCAAGATAAAGTCTTTAAACTTCTAAAAACTAGTGAGGCAGACGTATGTTGTGGTCACCTAGAACTCTCTGGATTTGAGATGAATGCAGGTATGGTGATGGATCATGGTATGGACCACAAATTGTTTCATCGTTTTAAACGTGTTTGGTCTGGACACTATCACCACCAATCAAAAAAAGGTAACGTTCAGTACCTTGGCAACCCTTATCAGATGTTCTGGAATGATTATAAAGACTCTCGCGGTTTCCATATCTACGATACTGAAAGTGATAAACTTAAGTTTGTCGCGAATCCCTATGAGATCTTTGACAAAATCTTCTATGACGACACCAGTGTGGACTACAACAAACAAGATGTGTCATGTTATAAAGACAAGTACATCAAAATCATTGTTGAACAAAAAACAGATTACCACATGTTCGAGACATTGGTTGATCGTCTTTACAACGTAGGAGTTCATGATGTAAAGATTGCTGAGACACTTCTAGAAGATGATCTAAATGATTCTGATGCAGACGTTGAGGTGAAAGATACCATGACATTGCTGAGTGAGTATATTGATGAAGTAGAAATGTCCGTAAACAAAAATGATTTAAAAAATCTTATGAAATCTCTATATATTGAAAGTTGCGAAATCGCCTAATGTTTATCTTAACTCTGGAGGGCAAAGAGACTGGAGTATTTTCTCTTCTGAATGATGTAGGTGAACAGGTGATTCCTTTGTTTATAGAGTTTGATGATGCAAACAGGTACAACATTATGATGCATGACCTGACTGAAAAGAAAATACCACTGAGCATTACCGAGGTTGACAAGGAAATTATTGTGAACGCATGTGTTGAAAGAGATCAAAAGTATGCTATAATAACCCCTGATGACCTATTGATTCCTCCTGAAGACGTTCTTGCATGATAACCTTTAAAAAGATTCGATGGAAGAATTTCCTTTCCACAGGGAACGTCTTCACCGAAGTTGATATTTGTAAAAACAAAACTAATCTAATCGTTGGTGACAACGGAGCAGGTAAGAGTACTATTCTAGATGCTCTTACCTTTTCTTTGTTTGGGAAACCATTTCGTAAGATCAACAAACCAATGTTGATCAATAGTATCAACGAGAAAGATTGCATTACTGAAATTGAGTTTAGTATTGGGAACAATGATTATAAAGTTGTTCGTGGTATTAAACCAAATATTTTTGAGATCTACTGCAATGACCAGTTGTGGAATCAAGAAAGCACTACAGTAGATCAACAGAAAAATCTTGAGCAAAACATACTTAAGATGAACTATAAGTCATTCACGCAAATCGTGGTGCTTGGTTCTTCTACGTTTGTTCCATTCATGCGTTTGCCTGTTGCTCAACGTCGTGAGATCATCGAAGACATCTTGGATATTCAAATCTTCTCTACGATGAATGTCTTATTGCGAGATAAGATTCGTGAGAATAATGATGAACTTAAGGAGTTTGATTATCAAATTGATCTCCTTAAAGAAAAAGTTAGTCTTCAAAAATCATACTTGTTAGAACTTGACAAGAAAAACAAGGCAGATATTTCTAATAAAGAAAATAAAATTGCTGAGTTACTGGATGAGGAAAACAAACATCACTTGGTTATCAAAGAAACTAATGATGTTATAGAACAACTCAACACTCAAATTGGGGACTATTCTGAATCTTCCAAAAAACTTAAGAAACTTAATACGTTTCTTATTAAAGTTAGTTCTAAATTGACTGCCTGTAAAAAAGAACATGAATTCTTTGAACAAAATCATGTGTGTCCTACCTGTACACAAGAATTGACTGAAGAGTTTAGATCTAACAAAATTGAATCTGGTAAAACAAAACTAGATGAAATGTCTCTAGGTTATAATGAAATCCTGCAAGCAATTGGTGAGGAAGAAAAACGTTTCTATAAATGGAATGAAATTTCTACAGAAATCACTGATAAAAATAATGCAATTTCACAATCAAACTTTGCGATCACTCAGATTCGTAAGTCTATTGTGAATGTAGAGAGCGACATTAAAAACCTAGAGTCTGGTGGCGGGGATAAAAAAGAAGCATTCACTAGACTAGAAAGTTTAGTTGAAGAGAAAAAACAACTAGCACTTCGCATGTCTGAGTCTAAACAAGATAAAGAT